TGCTGCACAAGTTCCGGCTGGTGGGAATCCAAAAGTATTCGCACTACAACAACAATTAAAAGCAAAAGGTGCTAAAATTACAGCAGACGGAAAAATGGGTCCTCAAACCCAAGCTGCTATGAAACAATTTCCAGATGTAAAGCTGGCAGAATCGATAAAGGAAAATAAAATGACCGAAGCAGAAAGAATCGCGGCTTTACGCGAAAGATTAAGTCAACTAGAAAGTCAACCACAAGTTGCTGATGAAGGTATTGGCGATGTATTTAAAGGAATTGGCAAAGGCTTTCAAAAGTTTAAAACAGGTGTAAGCAATCCAAGATCCACAAATTTACCTAGTGGTAAAAATTTGCCACAACAAACTGGTGCGGCTATCGCTCGTAATCCAGGCAAAGTTGCAGCTGGTAGTGCAGCAGCTGGTGCATTAGGTGCAGCAGCCATGATGGGTGGCGCTGGTACTAAGCCAGCTGAGCCAGCTAAGCCAGTTGCACCAGTAAAGCCAGCAACAGGATCTGGTACAAAACCGGCAGCGGCAACGGCACCGGCAGCGGCAGCAGGTCTGACACCTCAAGAAGAACAAGAACTAGCTCTGTTAGCGGCAGATATGGCTAAACTAAAAGGACAGAATAGCGAGCTAGATGATCTTATTGACCGTCATTTAAAGTTACGTCCTGATGCAGGCCAAATCGCTACTCCACAATAATTAGTGAAAGCTACCTTGGTAGCAATGTCTAATCTCATGCCCCACATCATGCAATGTGGGGTTTTTCTTTGTATAAATGGTACAAGTTCTTGTTGCAAAGTTCCAAAATGAACAAGCATCAACTTGATAATTAAACCCACCAAACCCTCGGCGCTTATATTCATTTTGGCAAACTTGTTGAACATTGTCCACAGGCTTCCAAGTAATCAGCATAGTTTCATGCGCATTTTCTTTTGTAGGAAAAGGAGCTTTAGGATCTTCTGCATGAGCTACTGAGCAGGCAAGTAATGCAAATATTAAAAGTTTTTTCATAATAGTTGACTCTGTGTGGATAAGTATTATACAATTATACACTAGATTGAAGGGAGTGTCAATGAGTACACGCATGTATGGACCAGAAGAAAAAGCCAAATTAGAAAGACTTATTAATGAAGGATCAACTGTCCTAAGAGAAATTGAAGATCTACAAGAAGGTCTAAAAGACACGGTTAAAGCAGTAGCAGAAGAACTTAATATTAAAACTAGTGTTATAAATCGAGCTATAAAAATAGCTCACAAAGGTGATTGGTCATCTCATGATCAAGACTGGAAAGAAGTTGAGGCAATTCTTGATATCACTAAAAAAATTTAATAAATAATTCAGAGAAAGGCAGGCAGGGCCATAAACCGCACCCTAGGTATATGTGAGCCGTAAATCGCATGGGAGTTATAGATGTATGTAGATGCTTATTTTCAGCGCGATGCTGAAATTATAAAAGTTGTTGAACGTAATTCTGAAGGCCGCAGAGTTTTTAAAGAATACCCAGTAAAATATATTTTTTACTACCCAGATCAAAAAGGAAAATTTGTCAGTATTTACGGAGAGCCTTTATCAAGACTAATCTGTAAAAATCAAAAAGATTTCCGTAAGGAAATAGCAATACATAGCAATAAAAAATTATACGAAGCAGATATCAATCCGATTTTTGTTTGCCTAAGTGAACACTATCTTAACGCAGAATCCCCTAAGTTACACACAGCTTTCTTTGACATTGAGGTAGGTTTTGATCCAGAACGCGGCTATGCATCGCCCGACGATGCTTTCATGCCAATTACCGCGATTAGTTTGCACTTACAATGGCTAGATACTCTTATTTGCCTTGCAGTGCCTCCAAAAAAAATTAACATAAATGAAGCTAAAACACTAGTAACAGATTTCCCAAACACACATTTATTTGAGACAGAAGCAGAAATGTTAGACACATTTCTTAATCTAATAGAAGACGCAGACATACTAAGTGGTTGGAATTCAGAAGGTTATGATATTCCTTATACTGTTAATCGTGTTACAAAAGTCCTAAGTAAAGACGATACACGTAGATTCTGTTTATGGGATCAATATCCTCGCAAGCGAGAATTTGAGAGATTTGGAAGAACAGCTACTACTTATGATTTAACTGGTCGTATACATATGGACAGTTTAGAACTTTATAGAAAATATACGTATGAAGAACGTCATAGTTACAGATTAGATGCTATCGGAGAAATGGAGGTTGGAGAAAGAAAAACGGTTTATGAAGGCACACTAGATCAATTATACAATAATGATTTTAAAAAGTTCATTGAATATAATAGACAAGACTGCTCACTACTTAACAAATTAGATCAAAAATTAAAATTCCTTGATCTCAGTAATAAATTAGCACATGAAAATACAGTTCTTTTACAAACCACCATGGGTGCTGTAGCTGTTACAGAACAGGCCATTATTAACGAAGCACATCGTAGAGGACTACAGGTACCTAGTAGAACTAAAATGGAAGAACGAGACGATGCTACCGCTGCTGGCGCTTATGTTGCTTACCCTAAAGAAGGCATTCACGATTGGATTGGATCATTAGATATAAACAGTCTTTATCCTAGTGCGATTAGAGCATTGAACATGGGGCCTGAAACTATTGTAGGTCAACTACGTCAAACTGCTACAGAAGAATATATTAGTACATTGATGAATAAGGGAAAAAGTTTTGCCGCAAGTTGGGAGGGTCAATTTGGCAGTTTAGAATATGAATCAGTGATGAATAAAGAAATAGGCACTGAGATTACAATAGATTGGGAAGATGGCACTGTAGATGTTTTTAGTGCAGCAGAAGTATACAAACTAATATTTGAAAGTAATCAACCATTTATATTAAGTGCAAATGGAACAATATTCAGTTATGAAAAAGAAGGTATCATTCCTGGACTGCTTGCTCGTTGGTATAAAGAACGAAAAGAAATGCAGAGTAAACTAAAAGAATCAATCGCCGCTGGAAACAAGATAGAAGAGGAGTATTGGGACAAACGCCAGTTAGTTAAAAAAATTAACCTGAATAGCTTGTACGGAGCAATACTAAATGCAGGCTGTAGATTTTTCGACAAACGGATTGGTCAATCTACTACTCTTACAGGACGAACTATTGTAAAATATATGGCTGGAAAAGTAAATGAAATTATTACAGGTGACAATAATTACGTAGGCAAATCCATCATATATGGAGACACAGACAGCTGTTATTTTAGTGCATACAAAATTCTAGAAAAAGATATTAACAAAGGACAAATACCTTGGTCCAAAGAATCAATTATAAATTTATATGATCAAATAGCTAATGAAGTGAATCAAACATTCCCTCAATTTATGCTAAATGCATTTCATGTTCCAAAAGTTCGAGGAGAAGTAATCAAAGCAGGTAGAGAGCTTGTTGCCAGCAAAGGACTGTTTATTACTAAGAAACGATATGCAGTTTTGTATTATGACAAAGAAGGCAAACGACAAGACGTTGAGGGAAAACCTGGAAAAATCAAGGCCATGGGGCTAGATCTTAAGCGTAGTGATACTCCAGAATTTATACAAGACTTTTTAAGTGATGTCTTAGAAATGGTTTTAACTGGATCTACACAACAACAGGTATTAGATTTTATTACAGACTTTAGAACAGACTTTAAAGGCAGACCAGGTTGGGAAAAAGGCAGTCCACGTCGCGCTAATAATATTACAGAATATCAACGCAAAGAAGAAAAACTTGGAAAAACAAACATGCCTGGACATGTGAGAGCAAGTATAAATTGGAATACTCTAAAAAGAATACATGGTGACAAATACAGCATGAACATAACAGACGGCGCTAAAGTGATTGTCTGTAAATTAAAAGACAATCCGTTAGAATTTACTTCAGTGGCCTATCCTGTAGATGAATTACGATTGCCCCAATGGTTTAAAGATCTTCCATTTGATCACGAAGAAATGGAAGCTACTATAATTGACGGAAAATTAACAAATTTAATTGGAGTATTGTCTTGGGATATAAAATCTACCGAACAGACAAATACTTTTAATAAACTATTTGACTTTTGACCTAAATATCTATATACTATAATTAGAAAGGATAATTATGAAAGACATATTACAAGATATAGTTGCACACACTCATAGTCTTGGGTTTCTTCCTGTAGCAAAAGTTACAGGAGACAAAAAAAATACCACAATAGAAAGCATGGCTGATGATCGCTCTGTTATAATGATGGCTAAAACTAAATCTCCTATAGATGAATTTATAGGAACATTCGGCATGCCTAATCTTGATAAACTTAACATGCATTTAAAAAATCCTGAATACAAGGAAAATGCAACTATAGAACTGATAAGGCAGAACAGAGACGGCACTGATACTCCTGTGAATTTACATTTTGAAAATGAAAGTGGAGACTTTGTAAATGACTACAGGTTTATGACAACAGAAGTTATAAATGAAAAATTGAAGCCTTTAAAATTTAAAGGAGCTAATTGGGACATCGTGTTCCAACCAAGTATCGCCTCAATAAACAGATTAAAATTACAGGCACAAGCACATTCTGAAGAACAGACATTCCAAGTTAAGACAGAAAATTCTAATCTTGTTTTTTCATTCGGAGACGCATCTACTCATAGAGGCACATTTGTCTTCGAACAGCAGGTAAAAAGTAAATTGAAACAGAACTGGGCGTGGCCTGTAAGTCAAGTACAATCTATTCTAAATTTAGATGGAGATAAATTTATGAAATTATCTGATTCTGGTGCTATGATGATTACCGTAGATAGCGGTCTAGCAGAATACGAATATATATTGCCAGCTCAAAGTAAATGACTATAAATCAGCTTATAGCGGCAAACTTAACTTGTGTTATTCTAATTATTATAGTTTACCAACATAGTACGTTTAAAGCAATTAAAAATTGTTATCAGCTATGGTTTACCAAATCCTACTGGACAAACTATAATATTGTAGAATTTTTGAGTTGGGCTGCTAAGGCTATAATTATAATTCCTGGATTGATATTTGGAATACAAATTTGGTGGCTATTTTTCCTAACTTTAGCTACCAGTCTTACACTAATATGGGCAAGCAATAAAAAATTACTACCTACACTTGTAGGATTTAATACTATATGGGTTTGGATAAGCTGTATGGTATTATCACAACAATTGATAAACTAATGAATTATGATTTAACCTCAACACAAAAAGATTACGCTGTTTTTCTACCAGCTACTTCTGGTTTTTACGCTACTTACATAGGTAAGCAACGTTATGCAAATTATGTTGATCCTGTGCGAATTCCTGCAAGCTTCCCTAATGGAGTAGAGAGTTTAAATTATCTCGAACCAGATAAAGGCCTTTTTTACTATTATTGGTGTTTATACAGTGCAGGTCATGCTAACTTAGACCTAAATAAACAAGATGATAGTGAAGATATGTTTAGAAATCGAAATAGAGCTACAAGCTGGGTACTAGGTGACAGTGGTGGTTTTCAAATTGGTAAGGGCAAATGGGAAGGAGATTGGAAGGATTCTAATTGTCCAAAGGCAAAGAAAAAACGTAGCCAGGTCCTAACCTGGATGGACAGCCTAATGGATTATGGTATGATATTAGATGTTCCTGCGTGGGTGTCTCGCAGTGAAGCAGGGCAGAAGGCTACAGGAATTAGAACACATACAGAAGCAGTTAATGCCACTTATATCAATAACGATTATTTTATCCGCAATCGTAATGGTAATTGTAAATTTCTAAATGTTCTACAAGGTGAAAATCATACAGATGCTGAAGACTGGTATCAGCGTATGAAACATTATTGCGATCCAAAACAATTTCCAAATGATCATTTTAATGGATGGGCAATGGGTGGACAGAACATGTGCGATGTTCACCTAACACTTAAACGCCTAGTGTCTCTTAGATTTGATAATCTGTTGGAACAGGGCAAACAAGATTGGATGCACTTTCTAGGAACTAGTAAATTAGAATGGGCACTGCTATTGACAGATATACAACGTGCTGTACGCAAATACCATAATCCAAATTTTACTATTAGTTATGACTGCGCTAGTCCGTTTTTAGCCACAGCTAATGGTCAAATCTATGTGCAGACAGAAATTATAGATAGAGAAAAATGGTTATACAGAATGTTGCCCAGTATTGATAATAAAAAATATAGTTATGATACAAGATTATTTAAGAATGCAATTGTTCATGATGGGCACTTTAAAAACTTTGAAACTAGCCCCGTAATAGATGGTGTATTAATAAAAGACGTGTGTATATATGGACATAATGACCTAAATAAATTAAGTAAAATAGGCAAAACAAGTTGGGATAGCTTCAGTTATGCTATTATGATGGGTCATAACGTATGGATGCATATCAATGCTGTACAAGAAGCTAATCGTCAATATGATGCGGGCTTGTGCCCAGCTATGCTAGTACAAGAAAATTTTGATCAAGTATTTTTTAGAGATGTCGTTGATGCTATTTTTAGCACTAGTGATCGTGGAGTAGCAGATAGTATAGTGGAAGAATTTAGTAAATTTTGGATCAGCATACCTGGTACCAGAGGAAATACAGGCAAGCGCACCGTTAATGCGGACACAAGCTTCTTCAAATTATTTGACACAGAAGAATCGGAACCTGTAAAATTAGATGAACAAGAAGAATTCGATCAAGATGATTTAGACAAACTACAAGAGATTGAATCATGACCTTACCTGACGAACGCTATTATACTATTGTTCAAACTAGGAAGTTTCTAATGGAACTGACAAGTCCACTTATGACTCCAAGGGTTCCAAGAGTCGTGCGTCATAGTGCAAGGAACTTATTAAAACACTTCCCTAATGATTACGTTTTAGAAATGATGAATGAGAATATGCCTGAATACTTTGCCAAAGAGAGAGAAATATTCAGTAATAAAGGAAAACAATAAAAATGCGTAGTTTAATTATAGGTATGAACTTTGGAGCAGCAGTTTATCAACCTGCTTTGAAAAGCCTAGGGTATGATGTTTTAACTGTTGATCCAATAGCGCCGGCTATGTTTAAAAATCTTCAACAAGCTATTGATCTTTATGAAGAATTTGAAACTGTTAATATCTGCACTCCTAATTCTACACATGATGAGATCGCGAGGCAGATAGCACCACATTCAAAAATTATATTTGTGGAAAAGCCAGGACTAATTAATAGTTTTTCCTGGAATAATTTAATTAACGACTTCCCAAATACTAGAATATGTATGGTAAAAAACAATCAATATAGAGATGAGATAAAACAATTAAAAAGTTTGACTGCTAATGCCAAAAATATTACATTAAATTGGATTAATAATAACCGTATTCCAAGTCCAGGAAGTTGGTTTACAAATAAATCTCTATCGTTTGGAGGAGTAAGCAGAGATTTAATGCCGCATTTATTAAGCATATACACAACTATCAGTAATTTTCAAGCAAATGAAAAAACTTTTGTCAGTGCAATACAGCGTTACAAACTACAGGACCTTACCACAAGTGACTATGGAATAGTCAATAAAAACGGTATATATAATGTAGATGATATTTGCACATTAGAGTTCTCTCAAGGAAACACTAAATTTAGTCTGACTGCAGACTGGAAAAGCGGACATGGTCATGACGAATTTTACGTTGATATTGACGGAGTCAGATTCAATTTAGGTCTATGTCCAGAAATAGCATATAGAGAAATGATAAGGCAAGCTGTGAAGAATAGAAAATATGATGAGTTTTGGAGACAGCATTACGAACAAGATATGTGGATACATCAACAAATAGAAAATCTATGAATAGATTGCTTTACACTACAGGAAAAGGTTATTTTGAAGAGTGTAGTTATGACTATCCTGTAAGTAAAAAAGCTCATATTATTGTAAAAAATATAATGACAGGAGTTTGCCGTAGTGATCTAGACATGATGCAAGGAAAATTTGGTCCTCTACCACTATGTATGCAAGGTCATGAAGGATTAGGTAAAGTTATAGACGTAGGCGATGACCTTTTTACCACAGTAAAAATAGGAGATATCGTTGCTACAAGAGGAGAACCTGCATATGCTGATCAATACAGTGTAAAAAACAATGAATTTGTTGTGGTGCCCAAAGCAGATCCTTGTTATATTATAGAACCGGTAGCCTGCGGGATAAACATTATATTAGCTTACATAGAAGAAATAAGTAACCACGTATTATTCGGTAAAAAAATATTACTAATGGGCAGTGGTTTTTTAAGTTACATTGCTTATAACACATTAAAACTTTGGGGAAGTGAATTTAATACTGCTGAAATTGATGTGGTAGGATCAAGTAATCAAGACATGTGGGAAGAGATGGGAGTTACTCTACTCAAAGACACAGGCGACTACTATGACATAGTGATTGACATAAATGGTAATGTGCCTTTATTCCTTAATCAAAACATAATAAACGATAATGCCTTACTAATAGAAGCAGTAAGTAGAGATATTAGTAAAAAAGAAAATGATCTACTTCAGTGGAAAAGTGTTACCACAGTAAGACCCAGTCCACGAAATGCTGGATTTCACGGTTGTATGGAACTAGCAGTAGATTGGATTAAAAATGGTAAATTAACTGTTGACAAATTTTGGACAAGAGGATATAGTCGTGATTCAGAGTGGCAACAGGCATTCAGCGACGGTATAAAAAGACCAGCAAATTACAGCAGAGGTTATATAATATGGCCATAGGCACAGAAGGTAGAAAACATGTAGACTATTTTATTGGAACCGAAGTTGAAAATACTCCAATGAAAGGTCAAAGAACATTATTTGTAGTTGGTGTCAAACCCGTAGATGAAATAGTTAGCAAAGTAGATAACCTAGATCACGTCTATTTAGGCACTAGTCAAAGTTTTACGCCCAGTAGTCTTGATGACTGGCGTGCTTGGAGTAAAATGGTCTATGGTTTATTGGATATTGGTTATTGGGTCACTCTTGACTTTGATGTAAAATATGCTAAGGAAATGCACGAGATGGGATTTACAGAACACAAAAGATTTATTCCTATGATCAGTGTTAAACTGCCCTATATCCAACTATATAACTATAACACAGTATTGAAAATTGATGACAATACTTGGGGTGACACTAATCCTGGAGTATGGTGTCATTACTTACACAACCTTATGAGTCGTGATGTTTATACAGATTGGAAAGAGTACGAAGGAGACTCAATAATATGATTATAAAACAGGACGTAAGACCATTAAAAATGATCTGGGTCACATTTCGCAAGGAAGGAATACATAAATTTCCTGCGGCGGCGACCGATCCAAAATTAGCAACAGGAGATGAATATGATGTATCGTTCTTGGCTCATCCCCATCGCCATATCTTTCATTTTAGGGTATGGCTTAGTGTCACCCACAATGACAGAGATGTGGAATTTATACAATTCAAAAGGTGGTTGGAAAAACTGTATTCTAGCAACGAAGGTGTATTGTCGTTAGATTATAAAAGTTGCGAGATGATGAGCGATGACTTATATGCTCAGATTCATACTAGATATCCAGATCGTGAAATCTGGATTGAGGTCTCCGAAGATGGAGAAAATGGTTCATTTATCAAATACTAAATATAGGTTAAACAATGGCTAAAAATTACAAAGAAGTAAGTTATTTCCAAGATCGTCCAGATGTAGTCAAAATTTTTGACGACCTCGAAGCATTTAAAAATTTTTGTAGATTAGAAATGTGCAATTATGACGAAGCTAACCTTTATAATCGTTCTAGTGATATTTGGAACAAATTTTACTTTCATAACAAACCAAAAAAAAATAAAGACAGACGTGACAAGGCAAGCCGTTAATGATCTATGTTGTTGATCTAGAAGCTGTAGAAACAAGATATACAGCACAATGGAAAGATCATGTTCCTAAAATCCTTAAAAAGCAAGGACATAAGGTTCAGGTTATTTCTGGTCCTGAAGATATTCCTCGTGCCACTACTCCTGGTGCCTTTCTTAATTTTGGCGGGACTAATATCTATAAGTCTAAACAGATTGAGCAAATTGCTCGTCTTTTTACCGAGGGAACCATTGTATCCGGCGACAATTTTATTTTTACTGATGCTTGGCACCCGGGCATTTTAAATTTAAAATACATGAGCAGCTTGCTCAAAATTCCAGTCACTATCCATGCACTGTGGCACGCTGGATCATACGATCCCCAAGACTTTTTAGGCAGGCTTATCGGCGATGCTCCGTGGGTAAGACATGCAGAAAAAAGTTTCTTCCATGCTATTGATTATAATTACTTTGCCACAAACTTTCATATTGAAATGTTTGTGCGTAATTTATTGAACAATAGTTTAGAATCAGAAAATCCTTGGTTCCAAGAAGACCTTAGTGAAATACTTGCTGGCAAATTTAAAAAAATTGTCAGATCTGGATGGCCGATGGAGTACCTAAGCAGTACTTTAAATGTTTATAAAAATGTTTCAAAACGTGATCTTATATTATTTCCACATCGTATTGCACCAGAAAAGCAGGTAGAAATATTTAGAGACTTAAAAGAACAGTTACCACAATATGAGTTTGTGGTCTGTCAGGACCAAACACTGACTAAAAATGAATATCATAACCTATTAGGAGAGGCCAAAATTGTATTTTCAGCTAACCTACAGGAAACCTTAGGCATTAGTTGTTATGAAGGTGCCTTAGTTAACGCTATTCCTATGGTTCCTGATAGACTAAGTTACACAGAAATGTATTTTGAAGGATTCAAATATCCCAGTCATTGGACCTTAGACTGGAATAATTATCTACAGCATAAAAAAGAAATGTGCTATCGTATCATTGTTACAATGACACATTATGAAAAAAGACTGGTTCAATTAGAAAAACAAAAGGAAGCACTTAATGATCGATTCTTCACAGCTAAAAAACTATACGACAGAATCAGATAGCACTACTATCTATGATAGATTAGAAAACTATAGAACGAAATCAGATAATATTACGTTCTATCCAATAAATGACTGTAATGAAGAACTAAACGACTTAGTAATAAGTGCAGACAATCACAGCATAGATTTATCCCAGTCAATGGCAAATTTAAATCTTGACAATATGGCGGTTCAGTCCTATTCTAACAATATTACAACTGGTTATTCTGATACTATAACTCTAACAGGTGCTGCTGCAAACCACACGTTACTTACTGCTTCACCTAATTATTGTTTAGCACCTTTGTCCACGTCGCAGATTTACACCTTGACAAATATTCAAAGTCAAGCATCATTTAATTGGGGATTAAATGAATTAGATTGGCAACAACGTTTCCCAGATTGGGCTAGAGTTCAAGATATGTGTAACAAATACCCTGGATTAAAAATAGCATTTGATAATTTTAAAACTTTTTATGAAATGGTCAAAGATGATTATGATAATCCTACACCTAAAAAATAAATTGTTAAACCTGTTTGATCGTATAGGGCGCAAGCGTATCATACTGGATCGTGTTAGCGAGGAACCTTATTTGGAACGCTATTATATCTTCCTAAAAGATCGTAAATGGTTTCCATTTAACATATTCCTACACAAGTTCCTTAAGAGTGATCCAGATGATGTACATGATCATCCTTGGCCTTACGCTACTCTTATTCTTAAAGGAGGTTACTATGAATGGATCCCACAGTTTGATGAGCAGGGTCGTAAGGTAAACGAAATAGCACATTGGCGTGGTGCAGGACATTTTCGTTTTAGTAAGGCCAGTAGTTATCACCGTATTGAACTTGATCCAGATATTACTTGTTGGACGCTGTTTATGCCAGGCCCACAGCGTAAAGAATGGGGATTCTTGGTGAAGAATAAATGGATACCTAATGAGCAATACCTCGCTTCCCGTAAACTCCAACCCTAATCAAGTATACATCGCTGCCAATAACGGTTCCAGCACCAGTGGATATACTTATACTACTACTACTAATGCCAGTGGATATTCATTAGGTGAACATGTTAAACTTAATAACAATCCAGCCAGTTTAGAAGTTAAAGGTAAAATCGTCCATAACGGTAGAGACTTGGAAGAAAGATTAGAAACTATTGAAAAGGTATTAATGATACCAGAGCGTGATACAGAGTTGGAAAAAGAATTCCCCAAACTAAAAAAAGCCTACGATGCTTATATGCTTGAATTAGAAAAATATAGAACTTGGAAGAGGTTAAAAGATGAAAAATAACAATGTAGAAATTCGTATGGCAGAATTAATGCGTCCGGTTGATCAGCAAATTATGATGTGTGATAATACTGAAGATATGTTAATGATGGCCTGCGCCATGTTACAACGTGTAAACGAAATGTTAGATGACATTATAGGTCAAGACGCACGTAAAAAAATAGTTGCGAGTTCATTAAATGACTGACTTAGAAAGGGCATTAGAAGATGGAACAGTTCCGTGGAAAGAAATTGAATTCAGATCAAGAGACTATTGGGTATTTAGAGACGCATATCCAGTTACCAAAGGGCATTTGCTATTTGTGCCTACCAACAGAACATCGAATTCGCTATATGAATGCTACAAAGCAGCATACAGATTTGGATTTGATGGAGTTGAAAATGAAAGATGGGATGCATACAACATTGGTCAGAACTGTGGGGAGGCTGCTGGTCAAACAATAATGTATCCGCATGTACACATGATACCACGTAGAGTAGGAGATATGGCTGATCCTAGAGGCGGCGTTAGGCACGTGATACCCGAATGTGGCAATTATCGAAAAGAAAAGTTAGAACCATATCAAGAATCAGTAAATTACTAGGAGTTACTTATGTCTTATCAAGAAAAGATTAAACATCTAAAAGAAAAACACAGAGTATTAGACAACGAAATTCATAATTTAGAAATGCTAAATGGAGACCAATTCCGCATACAAGAACTTAAAAGACGTAAGCTACATTTTAAAGACGAAATTACAAGGCTTGAGCAACTAGAATATGAACACTCCAATAAATCCTGAAGATTTCACTCACATAGTTCAAGTAGATTGGCAGAATTATCAAGGAACTATTTGGTGGAATGAAACCGTCGCTCTGGTATTAGATGTATTTGGACTTCCTGGACATAGGTTTATATATAAGCCTAGCATAGACCATATGCTGTTTAAATTTAAATCGGTAAAAGATAAGTCACTTTGTGAGTTATTATTAAGTGAAAGGCTATAATGTTAGATTCAAAGCTTGGAATAATTGGATTAGGATACGTTGGAACTGCAATAAAAGAAAATTGTGATCCAATAATCCCTTTGTGTCTTATAGATCCAGACCATAATAAAAAAACAACTGGTACCTATGATGAAATAATGAAATGCAATGGCATATTTGTCTGTGTGCCTAGTCCTTCTTTACAAGACGGAACATGCGATAGCTCTATATTAGAAGAAGTTCTTAGCAAATTAGAAACGTATAATGGTGTTATAATAAGTAAAACAACTATTACACCTGATATATATAAGAACTTACAAAATAAATATCCTAACTTAATTTATTGTCCTGAATTTTTAACTGAGAGAAACTGCGTTCAAGAGTATGCACAACAAAATTGGATTATTGTTGGGGGGAAAATAGAAGCTTATCAACGAGAAGCAGCTAGACTTATATCTTTAACCAAAAAAATTACCACAATTAAGTATTGCTCTATAGAAGAAGCTGCAATAGTCAAGTATATAATTAACAGCTTTCTAGCTACTAAAGTTATTTTTATGAACGAGATGTTTGCTTTATCTAGTAAACTTGGTCTAGATTGGCAAATCATGAAGCAACTTTTATCATTAGACACAAGAATTGGTAAAAGCCATTTGTCAGTTCCTGGTCCAGATGGTCAGTTTGGATTTGGAGGATCTTGCTTTCCTAAAGATACATCAGCATTACTATCTTATGCGCGGCATCTAGGTGTTAATTTAAATATTTTGAAAGAAGCAGTACAAAAAAATACATTGTTTCGCTTGCATTAACCTAAATAATGATGTATAATAAGTACACTGGAGAATTTATGCAATATACAAAAGAATTAGTCGAACAAGCGCCTTATCATCCTGGCTATGAAGGCGCAGTTTTTACAGATGTAGGACGTCCACTAAGTCAAGTAATTCGTGAACGTATGCAAGCAACTAATAAAAGATTCTGGGCGGGAGATAATATCAGCGACTATGTCAAAGAATCTGACAAAGAGATCCTAATACATGAAGCCACAAAAGCTTTTGAACGTGTGTTAGATGTTTTATTGATTGATAGACACAATGATCCTAATAGTAAAGGCACTGCTCGCCGTTTGGCTAAAATGTATTTTAATGAGCTAATGAGTGGACGTTATGACCCAAGACCAGACTCAACATCATTTCCAAATGGCTCGCAGGACCGTTACGAAGGTATGCTTGTTGTTCGTAGCGAACTTCGTAGTTTGTGCAGTCATCATCACCAACCTGTTAACGGAATTGCATATATAGGTGTAATTGCAGCACAAAAGTTAATAGGTCTCAGTAAATATACTCGTATTGCTCAATGGTGTGCGCGAAGAGGAACACTACAGGAAGAACTAGCCAATGACATTGCTAGAGAAATTGAACGTGCTACCGGAGCACAGGATCTAGGTGTTTATATACAGGCTACTCACGGATGCTGTGAGAATAGAGGCATTATGGCACATAGTAGTCTTACACAAACTACGGTATTAAAAGGTGCCTTTAAAGACGATCAAGGCACTAAGAAAGAATTTATGGATAATATCAAACTACAGCAAGAATTTGCACCACGATAAGGAGAAAATTATGCCGCAACGTAAAAAGAAATATCCCAAGGATGATGGTCCTTTAACAGACAGTCAGCTAGAACAAATACAAGTCAAACCCTTAGTTCAATTTGACATTGACTGGGATAAAATCGCTGCTAATGTAAAGGAAGCAGCATTGTCAGTAGAAGCAGCACCTATGCCAGAAAATAAACCTAAACGCACACGGAAAAAATAATGGCTGTTTGGCGAATAACAAACTATCAAAAGAAATCAGCAGACGAAATCCAAAATTGGCGTAAAGGTAAAGACGAATTTCAAAAAATAGAAACCTACCGCTGGGGTGTTTGGGAATGTGAAAGCGATGAACAACCCGTAAACCAAGGTAGATACTGGTGATGAATTCCATGGAGAGGACGAGTAATGTCATATAATTGGCGTTCTGAGACAAGCACTGTAAAACATTACTACAGAGAATCAGACGGTAAAATTCTAGGCACAGTTTGGCAATATGTTAATAATCATATTGTTTGGATCAGTAAAATATTAGAGGATGAATTTCCTTTTACTAATTCAAGTGAGAAATTTATAGGGCATTATATTGATCAGACTTCTGCTTGTCGTTCAGTTGAACGATTTTGGAACATACAAGATAAAACATTAATAGAGAACAAAAATGAGATGGCTTAAACGCAAGTTAGCCAAATGGGTCAATGATTATACTCATGAGCCTAAACAGGTTCGAGAAGGTTTAATTTCAAGTGCTGACAGTGATAGTGTTGGTTCTGAGCCTATACTTAATTTTAAAGTATTCCCTGCTGTTGGTGGTCGGGTAGTGGAGTTTAGGTATTATGATCGTAAGATGGATCGTAGTCATACTACTACATACATTATTACTAACGAACAGGACTTTGGCGAACGGATTAGCAAAATTGCCACATTGGAAGTTATGAAAACATGAGTAAATTAAAAGTATCAGAATTATTCTACAGCATACAGGGTGAAGGTAGGTTTATGGGTGTGCCCAGTGTGTTCCTACGCACATTTGGCTGCAACTTCACCTGTGACGGTTTTGGTATGCCTAAAGGAGAAACTAGTGAAGAAAGAAATATTATTGCGATTAAAGCAGACGAGTATGAAGATTATAAATCTTTGCCTTTGGTTAGTACAGGCTGTGATAGTTATGCTAGCTGGGATGTTAGGTTTAAGCATCTTAGTCCTATGCTTACAGTTGATGGTATTGTTGATGCCATTGTACATATGCTTCCTTATGGTCAGTGGAAACATGAACACCTCGTCATTACAGGAGGTGAACCTCTCCTTGGGTGGCAAAGGTCCTACACTGATCTCCTTTCACATACCAAGATGGTTGACTTGGAACAACTTACGTTTGAAACAAACGGAACCCAAGAGTTAACTGAAGATTTTTCTAAGTTTTTGAAAAACCACTGGCAGGGACGCTGGGACTGTTTAACCTTTAGTGTAAGTCCAAAACTTAGTGTAAGTGGGGAAAAGTGGTCTGATGCAATTAAGCCTGAAGTAGTAAAGCAGTATCAAGAACATGGTTTTGTGTATCTCAAATTTGTAGTTGCTAATGAACTAGATGTAGCAGAAGCAGAAACGGCAGTAGAGTGTTATAGAGATCATGGATTCTTTGGACCAGTCTATCTTATGCCCGTAGGGGGTGTAGAGTCTATATATGCTATGAATAATAAAAATGTGGCTATAATGGCAATGAAAAAAGGTTACAGATACAGTGATAGACTACAAGTACCGTTATTTAAGAATGAATGGGGAACCTAATGTCCTTATGGGAAAAAGTAAAAGAATTTTGGATTAGGAGTTATACCAGCGACAGACGTGCTTTCTATTATGAAACAATTGCTAGTATACATGTTTTTATTTCTATGACGTGGATTAGTGTGACAGCCCAACACCCACCAATGCATTTAATCTATCCTGTAAGTTTTACAGGAGCCGTTTTTAGTATATTAGGTTTTGTTAGGAGAGGAGCAGGTTGGCCCCTAGTCATGACCTGTTATTTTTCTTTCCTACACTTATTTGGTTTTGGCAGAGCTATGGAATGGTATTAATATGAAAGACTTATTAAAGAAAATATTTGGTATAACCAAAATGGAACAGACTATTGAAGAAATGGAGCAGACTATTCAGGAAACCAAGCTGCTTGTAACTAAAGCAGAACAGGCTCAACAAAATGCTGAAACAGCACTTTCAAAAGTTATTGAAAAACAAAAAGAAAAAAACTTAAGTGCAAAAGAAAAAGCTACAATGAGAAAAGAACCTTGGATAGCAGTTTTAGAAACAAAAGTGAACAATGAAAATGTTAGAAATGGATTTTTTGAACTTGACTGGAACGAGTATTTTATTATACAATTAAGAGAAGCAGGATATGGATTTGAAAGTGACCCAGAAGAAGAAATCGTTGATAGATGGTTTAAAGATATCGTTAGAAATATGCTGGAAGAAGAAGGATTAGATACAAACAGAGCTTCTGGATTTATAAACGTTGTTCCTATATCAAAAGGAAAATCTGAAATATCATGAACTATATTTTAGTAGATACTGCTAATACATTTTTCCGTAGTAGACACGTTGTCAAAGGAGACGCAGATACTAAAATTGGCATGGCATTACATATCATGCTTAATAGTATTAAAAAAGCATGGAAAGATTTTAACGGTGATCATGTTGTTTTTTGCCTAGAAGGCCGTAGCTGGCGTAAAGATGTATACAAGCCTTACAAGCGTAATCGTCAGGAAATTCGCAATGCAATGACTCCAAAAGAACAAGAAGAAGATAAATTATTCTGGGAAACATTTGATAAGTTTAAAGAATTTATAATTGAAAAAACAAATTGTACAGTCTTGCACAATCCTATTTTAGAAGCAGATGATCTAATTGCAGGATTTATTAAAAATCATCCTGATGACAATCATATCATTATCAGCACTGATAGCGATTTTGCACAATTAATTTCAGAAAATGTCAAGCAATACAATGGAGTAAATGAAACAACAACTACAAATAAAGGTATCTTTGATAAAAAGAATAACTCAATAATTGATAAGAAAACAAAAGCAGAAGCTCTACCACCAAATCCAGAATGGCTCCTATTTGAAAAATGTATTAGAGGAGATTCTGGTGATAATGTTTTTAGCGCTTATCCAGGAGTTAGAACAAAAGGAACAAAAAATACAGTAGGGTTATTAGAAGCATTTCATGATAGACTAAAACAAGGTTATAATTGGAATAACCTTATGCTTCAAAGATGGGTAGATCATAATGGACAAGAACACAGGGTAAAAGATGATTATGAACGTAATCGTATATTGATTGATCTTAATGCTCAACCTTTAGATATAAAAAATGAAATGACTTCTACTATTAACACAGCAATATCAAATCCAAAAAATGTATCACAAGTTGGTATCAGGTTACTTAAATTCTGTCAATTGTATGACATGAAAAAAATAATTGAAAATATAAATTTATACAGTGTTCCGTTTCAAGCAAGGTATCCTTATGAACATAAAAGCTAAACCTATCATAGATGGAAAATTTTGGATCGTAGAAAATAACGGTGTAAAAATAGGATTGTTACATAAATTTGAAAAAAACAGATATTTAATAAGCAGTAAACAGGGAGAAACTTTTCTAAAAAAATCTGATATTGAAAATACATTTGGTAGAGAATTTTTTCAAATACATGACAACGTTAGTGTAAAAACAGATGACAAAAAAGAAATGTACGGTTATCCAACTAGCTGTTATCCTTTCAATCCTATTTTCGATTTAAGGAAAAAACTGCCATTGTTTACCAAAAGTCCCGCAAGTAAAAGTCTCTACTGCGCAGGATATTACTTAATTAAATTCAATAAAGGCTGGGTAAAAAGTTTTTGCCCAAAACAAATTACAATAGAACGGTATGAAAATAAAGGACCTTATAAAACTGATATTGAATTGAAACAGGCAATGCAACATGTTAAATCCGATTAATACATTACCATTGACACAATTCATTCAACAGGTTAAATCTGCTGAACTTTCTCAACAGAAAGAAATCAAAATAGACATAAAAACAGCCAAAACACTAGCATTCTGTTTAGCTGAAATTTCATTAAAATTATTACAAGATTATGAATCGTTGTTAGTACATTTAACAAAAGAAAATAATACACAGGTATCCATAGAAATGGATGGAGGAGGCTTCAATAAAAATTGATAAATATATGCGCACATAATAAAGGACGCATATGTCAAGACCAAAGCCAACAATACTTTTAGAATATATTAATAAAAAAAACTATAAAAGTGAACAAATACTTGAAGCGGAAGCTGTGTGGGCAGTATTTTACAAAGGAAACCCATTCAATTTAAAAAGCTCATCAAGTATTACAAGTTATCCTGGGCCAAAATACAAAAAAGTCAGCTTTGCTAATCCTGGTCATGCACACAACCTATGTAGTAAATTAAACTCTCAATTTAATTGTCAAGACTTTCAAGTTGTAAAATTAACAAAAGGTGAAGTTTTTAAATGATTTCGAAAGAAACATATACAAAAATTTTCCTTAAACAAAATGAACGAAGTATCGACAGTGCTAATGTAAAACACCATTTGTACAAATGGTGGCAGAGTCATCGTTCTAAAGACGTAGGAGGACTAAGACTAAACTACGAAGGATTTAAATTTTTAACTGAAACTTTAGAATTAAAAAGTTTTGAAATACCATTCACTCAGCCAATTGACTTAAGTCCACAAACAATAATATTTTTTGATCGTCATATGGACAGTCCTTATTATCTAACTAATCAAATAATTGTTGTATTTTCTGAAAAGAAAAGTTTTGAGTTGATGTTGTTTTCAGATGACATTCGAAAATTTGGATTGGTAAAAGCCATGAATGCCAAAACCAGATCTAATCAAAATAGTGAGGATGACTAAATTTCTGCTTGACTAAGATATCTAAATACTGTACAATAAAGGCTAGTTCAAACAAACTACGTTCGTTAAACTATAGGAGTATACATGAGCGAAATTACAAGTCGTACAGTAGGACCAAAGGCAGCGAAAAATAGTATTCGCCGAGCTTTTAAAGCTAAACGTCCGTTATTTTTATGGGGCCCACCAGGTATAGGCAAGTCTGACATTGTCAAACAAATTGGCGAAGAACTAGAGGCTCACGTTATTGACATTCGTCTAAGCCTTTGGGAGCCTACAGACATCAAAGGTATTCCCTACTTTGACTCTAACCAAAGTAAAATGCTCTGGGCGCCTCCTATTGAGCTTCCAGATGATGCAGTGGCAGAAAAACATAAAATGATCATACTTTTTATGGATGAAATGAACAGTGCAGCACCTGCCGTTCAAGCTGCGGCGTATCAGCTGGTTCTTAATCGCCGCGTTGGTACTTATCGTTTGCCAGACAATGTACATATTGTTGCGGCAGGTAACCGTGAAACTGACAGAGGTGTTACGTATCGCATGCCTGCTCCGTTGGCTAACCGCTTTGTGCATTTGGAAATGAAGGTAGACTGGGATGACTACTTTACTTGGGCTGTGGATAATCGTATCCACAAGGACGTAGTTGGCTTTTTGACTTTCAGCAAAAAGGATCTCTACGACTTCGAGCCAAAATCTGCTTCACGTGCTTTTGCCACACCACGTAGCTGGACCTTTGTTTCTGAACTCTTGTTTGATGACGACGAAGATGAAAACACTTTGACCGATTTGGTTTCAGGTGCCGTCGGAGAAGGTCTTGCTATTAAGTTTATGGCACATCGTAAGGTTGCATCTAAACTGCCTGATCCTACAGATATTCTTAAAGGAAAAGTAAAAAAATTAGAGACTAAAGAAATTTCTGCTATGTACAGTCTGACTGTTAGTCTCTGTTATGAACTACAAGATGCATGCAGCAAAAATGCTAAAGACTGGAACAATCAAGTGAATTATTTCTTTGAATTTATCATGGAAAATTTTGAAACTGAACTTGTAGTTATGGGAACAAAATTAGCACTTACACAATATCAGCTACCTTTAGACCCTGATGAAATTAAATGTTTTGATGAATTTCATGCAAAATACGGCAAATACATCGCGGCTGCCACAGAGAAACGATAATTTGAAAATAGGCACAATTGACAGGGACTTTAGTCCCTGTTATACTTTGCCATAAATACACAGGAGCAAATTATGAATCATTTAGATCCTATTGTAGATAAGATTATTGTAGCCCGTGTTGGACTACTATTACGTCATCCGTTTTTTGGCAATATGGCTACTCGTCTTAAAATTGTAGATGCAACAGACTGGTGTAATACTGCTGCTACAGATGGGCGTCATCTTTTTTACAGTAGAAATTTCTTTGAGAATCTTAGTACTAAACAAGTTGAGTTCGTAGTAGCACATGAAATTCTACACAATGTGTTTGAGCATATGCTACGTGTTGAAGGTCGTCATCGAACTATTTGGAATGCTGCCGCAGACTACTCAGTAAATGGTACTTTGGTTCGTGATCGAATTGGTGAGGTTCCACCTAAAATCAAAATCTTCCACGATACCAAACACTATGGTAAAAGCACTGAGCAGATCTACGATGAGATCTTTGAGAATTTAGACTGTCAGTCTTTAGAAGCTCTTGGACAATTGCTAGACGAACACGTTGATTGGGAAAAAGATAGTAAGGACGGACGTCCAAAATATACGAAAGAAGAACTTAAACAGATCCGTGATGAAATAAAAGAGCAAATGATGCAGGCTGCTCAGGCTGCGGGTGCAGGTAATACACCACAAGAAATCCAGCGTATGATTAAGGATCTTACTGAGCCAAAAATGAACTGGAGAGAAATTCTTCGTCAACAAATTCAAAGCATTATTAAAAATGACTATACCTTTATACGTCCAAATCGCAAGAGTTGGCATATGAACGCTATCCTTCCTGGAACAAACTTTGCAGAAACTATTGACATTTGTGTTGGGATAGACATGTCAGGTAGTATAGGCGATGACCAATCTAAAGACTTTGTAAGCGAAATTAAAGGTATTATGGACGAGTACAAGGAATATAAAATAAAATTATGGTGTTTTGATACAGCAGTGTATAACGAACAAGACTTTGACGGGTATAGTGACGATATTACTGAATATAAAATTATGGGTGGTGGTGGTACAGAATTTATGTGCAACTGGGAATATATGAAAGAAAATGACATACATCCTAAAAAGTTTATTATGTTTACCGATGGCTATCCATTTGGTAGCTGGGGTGATGAAAACTATTGTGATACATTCTTTGTAATCCATGGTAGTAAAACTATTGTTCCGCCTTTCGGTTCATACGCTTATTATGAAACAACGCAATGAGTTTAAAAACCGGAAAGGTAAATTCTCTTAATATATTAAAACTGCGTAGAGTTCAATTTCCAGCAAATCATTTTTATTTCACAAAAATTTATAAATATTCTCCATACATAGTCAAGCATATTAATCGGTGGATATATCATAATATGAATGGAAGATATTATATTGGTCAAGGTATAGATTTAATTAACAATCAATTCTTGTATGTAACGAAAATTGGATTTGAGCAGGAAAAAGAACTGACTTATTTCAGTCTTGCCTATACCTTTGAAGAATAATAGCTAATTAAAAATAATACCTATTTTAAAGGAGAACAAATGAAAGAAGAAACAAAAACGGTAGAAACTCAGCTGCCTGGACAAGAAGTACCACAGACAGAAACACCTGACCTTACAATTACGGATCTAAACAATATTAGACAAGTAATAGATTTAGCTAGTTCTAGGGGAGCATTTAGACCAAGCGAAATGATAGCAGTAGGAACTGTGTATAGTAAACTTCAAAATTTCCTAAATAGTATTCCGAAAACACCTACCGGAGTTTAATAATGCAAAATATTAAACACGTAGGACGAGCTATTGATACAGGAAGAAAATGTCTGATAGCTTATAGGACTATTCCAAACGATGCATATAATTGCTTAATAATACCAACCGATAAATTAGAGGGTGAGCAGCATGACTCACTTATTAGTATAGTAGAGTCAAACGCAGGACAATCAGCATATGAATTAGCAGAAGTTTTAGCTAGAAATCTTTTTTCAGATGGCTCAAATATGCTTTCGTCTTTGCACAGAAGAGGGCTTTTAGTAAAAATGCCTACAGATAAAATTGAAATGATTCCTAATACTCAAAGTAGAATTAATTTAGCGGAATTAAATCAAAATATTGCAGAGCAAAAAGGAGTAAGTGTACAAGATCTTGCTCTTCAAGATAGCACAAAAGTAGATACATCTTCTAAAGAATTACCTCCTGTACAAGATGACCAAGCAACAAATTCTGACAAACAATTGTCTCCTGAAGATTTAGCTAAAAAATACAGAAGTGAGGCAGACAAGTTAAGTAAACAAGCGGCAGAACTAAGGCGGAAAGCAGAAGATTTAATTCCTACAAAACGGGTTCTAAAATCGAAGTGAAACATGGGAAAAAATTTCCCAAAGATGTAATTGAACATTGGCCAGAAGTATTCGGAGAAATAACCTTAAATGTTATTCCATTAAAATATCTTGATAAGATTTCAATACGTTTTAAAAATAACAAAATTTGGGAAGTGAATATAAGATCTAAAAAAGTTGATCCTGATTGGGAACTTGTAGAAAAAAATATCAAAGAAATTATAAATTCTTATGATTCACAAATTGATAATATCGATTTTAAATTAGATACTGAACAAATTAAAAAAGATATGATCAAAGAATCAAGACGTTTTTTAAAAAAAAGAAAATTATTATGAATGTAAAATTAATTTCTTCTTCTGAACCAACAGAAGAATTAAAAAGTTTAAATATTCAAAATGCACAAGATCTAATTGCTTTTTGTGCAAGAGTAAGCAATCCATCTAACCAATTGAATACTGAAACTAGCGAAAAATTAATTAAGTATCTAATCAAAAATAAACATTGGTCACCTTTAGAAATGATTTCAGCCTGTATAGAAATCACAACAACCAGAGATATAGCAAGACAGATACTAAGACATCGAAGCTTTAGTTTCCAAGAGTTTAGTCAACGTTATGCTGACCCTACTAAAGATCTTAATTTTGTATATCGTGAAGCCAGATTGCAAGATCCTAAAAATAGACAAAATTCTATAGTAACTGAAGATGAAAAGCTACAGACAAAATGGGAACTTGCACAAAAACGTGTAATCCACGAATCAAAAGCAGCTTATGAATGGGCAATTAAAAATGGCATAGCTAAAGAACAAGCTCGCGCAGTGCTACCAGAAGGTCTAATGGAAAGTAAGTTGTATATGAATGGAACTATTCGTAGTTGGGTGCATTATATTGAGCTGAGACGAGAAAATGGTACACAACTAGAACATCAAGAAATAGCTGTTACCTGTGCAAAAGTTATAGCTAAAATATTTCCTATTATGTTAGAATTTTCTTCCAATTAGCATAAAACGATTAAATGTCTTATCTGGATAGACAAATTCTTTCTGTCCTTCAAAATAATTTAGCATAGGATATTTTTGTTTTAATTGTTCTATATCGAACACATAATCATGAGGATCATTGTCATCATGTATTTGGTCTGTTCCTTGTATCACTACTAGTTGATTTGTGATATTTCTAAACCATTCTTTGTCTATAATATGTTCTGAACTTGTGTTTATTACAACATCAAATTCTGACAAATTTACAAGGTTAGCATCAAGAGTAATAGCCTTAAATTTCCATTTACTATAGACCCAAGTATTATTGATTTTATCTGCTATTGGTTCAACATTAGGATCTATATCATATGATCTGATATAATCTATAGACGATTGAGCCCTTGAAAACAACAATAAAGATATAATTCCATACCAGCCACCTAAAAGAGCAATTTTAGCTTTACGAGGCAAAAACTTTTCTAATTCTGAACAAAGCCAAATTTTACTTTCTATTTGTCCATGACTAAACGCGGTATAATCAAACATTATTGAATTGTTCCTTAAGCCATGCAAAGTCATTAATGTTTTTAAGTTTATCTTTATCTGGCCAAACATCTAGTGCATAGGCATTACCAGCTTGAGCACCTCTGACACACTCTCCCCCAAATGGTTTATCTAGACCTTTGGTTATCCATGCTTGTAACCTTTCTTGGCTATCTTCTATATCAATTTGATTTTTTATATTACAAGTTAATTTTACAGATTCTCTAAAGGCACTTTTCCAAGTGTTAAAAAAATCAGTATTAAAATGCGTAACATTGGATACCTCTTTAACTACCTTAACCTTATTGCTGATAGATAAGGTCATATCTAAACTTGATATATCCAAGTCTTGTGTAAGTTTTTTAGGGAGCAATTTGACACCCCCGTAGCCATATTGCAAATCATTTACAGGATTAATACTGTTAAAAATATGAACAACGTCTTGATCATAATCAGGAACTTTATAATCGAAGTTGAATGTATCAAGTACATAAGCATCGCCATCGACTACCCAAAACATTTTTGTAAAAGCTGCTTTGGCTGCTACTTTGTGTGCCAAATGAATTCCTGTTATACCATTTATTCTTTTGGCTGTAGGAAATCGTGTTTGTAGCCTAAACCAATTTTGATCGGCATTAGGTTCAGAGTTAGAAATAAAAATTACGTCATACATGGATATAAATATATAGCTTTAATAAACGATACCAAAAAATTATGGATTTTACACCTGGCAAACCAATCAGAACCTATGACACTAATGGCATTTGGAGAGATTGGAGTACCGATGAACTGGTTGGTGCTAAATTAAATTATCTTCCAGGTTGGAAGTGCGGAGCTGGGGTTGATAATCTTTACATAGACATGGACGGCGGAGTATGGACTGCCAGTTGTAGAGTGGGCGGAAAATTAGGAAACGTATGGACAGATTTTGATACTCCTAATGACTGGATTACCTGTACTAGAAATGTTTGTAGTTGTGGAGCAGACCTTTTTATACCTAAGGTCAAACAGGACGAATACAAACCATTGCTTTATAAAAGTAAAAATTATCCTACAGAAAATGAAAAATTTAATAATAGCCTAACTAGCTTTGTTGCGATGGAAAGAACCCATGCTAGTACTCAAAAACAAGTATATTGGGAAATAGGTCGTCGTTGCAACTATGATTGTAGTTATTGCTGGCCTTGGATACATAACAACACCGACCCCCATAAGCCCTTGGCTGACTTAATGAAAGCTACTCATTTAATAGAAAAGAAATTTACCAAAGGTGAAAGTGTTAATTTTATAATAAGTGGTGGAGAACCTACTGCTAATAAAGACTTCTTAGATTGGCTTCGATATCTTAATGCCTGTAATCATCATGTAAGCTTACATAGCAACGGTAGTCGTAAACCTGATTATTACAGAGAAATTATTCATTACGGTGATTTAAACCTTAGCGTGCATTATGAATTTTATGACAGAAATAAATTTGTTAAGGTAGTAGAAGCAGTGGCAGATGAGAAAGCTAAAAATAATAATCAAAATGTAGGACATCTAGAAGTAAAATTTATGATGGCTCCTCACAATAGAGAAGAAACATTAAGTCTAGAAGAAGAATTAAAACTTCTTCCTCACTTCAAAGAACTTTGCACATGGGCAATAGTTCCTATTAGAGGAGGATTAGATAATAAAGTAAGTTCCCCTAATCAAGGGTCAGGTAGTGAAATTATGGAAGGCTACACTAAAGAAGATTATATTTTATTTGGTGACCGTAAATGAATAATATGTTACTTAGTGAATTACTTAGTGACGACTATAAGAAATTGCTAAGTCTAGTATTGATAGTAGAATAGTTGCTGAGAAATAAATGGCTGCAAAAATTATTAAAGAACTACATGGGTTTTCAGGGAATCAAATTTTCTTAATGGGGGAGCGGGGAAATTTATTTGTAAGGAAAATAGGAAAAGTTGAAAGGAATTTAGAGCGTATGTTAGCTTTAGCAAATAATTTTCCTGTTCCAAAAATTGTAAAATACTCTAATGTTGCAATAGATATGGAATATATCCACGGATTAGATATAAAAACATATCTGCTGAATAATAATGGCAGTAATCTTACAACTTTTATCTGCGATATCTTGACTAAATTTAAATCAACCTCTGTAACGAAAAATTACAAGGAGGTCTATGTCACTAAGTTAGATGAAATTGAATTTACCACTGAAATAAAATTTTCTAAAAATGAATTATTAGAGAAACTTCCAGAAGTCCTACCTTCATCTAATTACCATGGAGACCTGACTTTAGAAAATATAATCTACACCGAGGATAAAGGATTTTATCTAATAGATTGTGTCTATATTGAATATGATTCCTATATTTTTGATATTGCAAAACTCAGGCAGGATCTTGAAATTGGATGGTTTTTAATGAATAGCCCTGTAAATTTAGATATTAAAACTAAGAGAATTCAAAAACATATTTTAGATATTTTTCCAGAAGCACATAACGATTATTTGTTAATTTTAATGTTATTGAGAGTTTTTCGACATACTAAACCAAATACAGTTGAACGTTCATTTGTACTTAAAGGAATAAATTCATTATGGAAATAATTATGCCGGCAGCAGGTTTATCTACACGCTTTCCTAATATGCGACCAAAATATACGCTTACAGATTTTACAGGAAAAATGATGTTTGAAAAAGCATTAGCACCTTATCTAGGCAAATTTCATATTACTTTAGGTATTTTGCAAGAGCATGAAGAAAAATATAATATAAGTGATTATGTGTCTTCAGTTTATAGAAATGAGATTACTCTAGTAATTTTAAAAGACAGAACTTTAGGACCTGCTGATACAGTTTATAAAATACTACAACAAGCAAGCATAGACCCAACATGTGAGATTATGATTAAAGATTGCGATAGTTTTTTTGATCATGACGTTTCTGAAGGCAACTATGTTTGCATTTCTGACATAAAAGATCACTTAATATTAAAGCGTCTAGGTAGTAAAAGTTTTGTTATATCTAACAATCAAGGAATAATTAACACTATAGTAGAAAAACAAGTAGTGTCAGGTAAGTTTTGTGTAGGCGGTTATAAATTTGAAAGTGCAGAATTATTTGTACAAATATATAAACAACTTTCAAACTCATATGATAGAGAAATCTTTGTTAGTCATATTATTGAAGAATGCTTAAATTTAGGTTATATTTTTTTAGAAAAACCAGTTTATAATTATATTGATGTAGGTACGGCTGATGATTGGTTTGAATATAATGATAAGGCTGTTATATTTTGTGACATTGATGGTACTATTGTAAAAGCACAACATAGACATAATTTCAGTGAGCCTCCAGTGCCTTTGGCTAATAATCTACAAAAAAATTAAAGACATGGCAGAAAACGGATGCCTAATTATTTTTACAACTGCTCGTCCAAAGCACTTGTACGAGAACATACATCAAATGTTAAAAATTATTTTTTTAAATGTTTAAAAAAATCATCCATGTCTAATCCCATATCTAATATAATGCCTCTACGAGTTTCGATATCTGATTTATTCCATTCTTTAACAGGTCTATGTATTCCACCGATCCACCAGGGAATAATGTAAGTTTTTAATTCACAAAAATTTGATAAATGCATAAAATATGCATGTATATCTCCTGCTCTCGGAAACTTTAAAATGTTATTATGCCATATCGAATACCCTAACCTGTCATGCACGAAACAGTGATCATCCATATGTGGAATGTCTGGAAATACAGTAGTATATCCTAAACTTGTTTTAGGAGGTAATGCAAACGATGATATTTTTTTAAATCTCATATCAAATCTTGTTTCAATAATTATGTCATAATTTTTTGTTTTTGATTCTTCCACTAATAGTAATGGATTCAGTAATTGAGAAAGATAAACAGGCCCAGTTAGTGCCGTATAATTAATATCTCCGTCAGATATTAAAAAAGCTTTTAACCTATGGGCTGGAAAATCTAATCTCATTTCTTCATAATTAGAATTCTTTTTCCATACTGCTACATAATAGTCTAAAACTTCACAGGACAAACTTAAATCTTCGAAAAAATTTAAAAGATCTGATTTAACATAATCCCAATTACGTTTGTGTCCTCTAAAAACAACAGCGACTCTCAAAATATTCCTTTGAAAAATTAATTAGTTTTATTTATCGAGTAAATATAGAACAAAATAGTAGAATATACAATGAAACATTTATTCATCCCTAAGGCAGAAGTAATTGAAAATTTTTTAACTGATGAGGAAATTTTTGAAATAGAATTTCTATTTCGACAATTTGCAGATATTGATATACAAGTTGAAAAATATGGCTTAACTATGAGCGCCGCTGCTGGCATTGGGCATCCTACAGCACGTAGTCATTATTGGTACCCTGGTCCAAGTTGTAGAAATCAAATAAACAATTTTTTAACTTCAAAAGTTCAAGACAAATACGGTGTAGACCTAGAATGCGAAAACTGGCATATACTTAATGCTTTTATGCCCTATGGTGTTCACAGTGATTCTTACGACGAAGAGGATCATCAAGCCACTCAATTGCCAGCCCCGTATGAGTATGCATACACATTCTTAATTCCCTTAGAAGATTTCAATACAAATACTATTGTTTTTAATGAATATAGTAATATTTCAAAAATTCCAAAAAGATGGATCGAAAAGACCGGTCATAGCCCTATCAATGCTATCGATTCAGATCTTTATAAACAATATTTTACTCATGAGTCTCCCGAGATTATATCACATTTTTCTATAGATACGATATTTCCATGGAAGAAAGGAAACCTACTTTCAATGGCTCGGCATTCTTTTCATTGTAGTGATAATTTCCCTGCTAAACAAATTCTTCAAAAAAGAGCACTAGTAGGATGGTCATACAGTAAGGATCTAAATGATTTACGATGATCGATGGATTGGAACTCATTCATCATTAGTTAATAAAACATTTGAATACAAAGCAGATCTTTTTAATAATTGTAGAATGCCGAACGAAAATTTATATATTGGAAATTTAGATATTTCATTGATTGACTCTCAATATAATCTATTTCCATCTTTGAAAAATATTTTTGATTCCAAATTATATGAATTATTGAAAGATTGTAAAAGTATTGATGATTTGCAAAAAAATAATGTATTATATTTCTTTACAAAGATTTGTTATCTTTCAGAAGTGTTTAAATTAAAAAAACAATTTAATCATCCAATTATGGTGTACTATAACCCAAGAACAGGAAAAAATATTTGTCATCCAGGGTTAGGAAGATTAGAAGTACAACGATTGTTTAACTGTTCCTCGATACATTGCTTTTTTTATAATACAAGAGCAGTGGGACTAGAAACAATTGGGATTATTAATACTCAAAATTTTAAAAAAATTAACCTTATTGAGATACTTAATTTAGGTCATGAGTTTTTACTCGGGTTTAGTTTTGATCATGGTAGCATTATTCCGCAAATACACTTTCATGATAAAGAGATTCTATCTCGCTTTTTCTACATAAATCAGATTTATGAAAAGATAAAAAATTTGAAAATTAAATCTAATATTGATATTCCATTTTTAAAGACATTTTATCACATCAATCATAATGTAGAATTTGTGTTTAATCAATCATACTCTGAACGAGACATTGCAAGGGCAGTAATTTTTTCAATAATTGGCCATAATTACTGTTCTGAAAATTTAAAGATTATAAATCTAAACTAATATGGAATTAATCAAGTATAACTTTGACATAGCTGACGGAATTGTGAGGGCCGAATCAATGCCCCAACCCTGGTCATATGAATCGTTTATATATAAAATAAATTACAAAGGTAATGAGCGAATATTTTATTCTTGGGTTGCTCATCAAAACATTATCGCCTTATTAAAAGAACATCATACATTTGATTCATTTTTAGATATCGGTAGTGGAGATGGACAGATTACACAAATTTTTAAGTTTTTAGGAAAAGAAACTATTTCTATAGAACCATATGATATGTCTCCTAAATCACAAGAGTTTGCAGTGTTAGAACCAGATTACAAAAAAGACTATCTAGATATTACTTTTAACAGACAATTTGATGTAATTTGGTGCTCTCATGTATTCGAGCATTTACGAAATCCTGGAATTTTTTTAGATAAGGTCTTTGTCGATCTAAAAGAGGAGGGCATATTAGCATTAACAGTTCCATATAATGAGTATAATAATATAGAACATTTAGTCGATGGACACATCAACAAATTAGGCATAGGCATAATGATTTATCATTTGATTAGCTCAGGATTTGATTGTAAGGAAATAGCAATTAATTTTTACTCATATGAAATGTCTATTTTCTTAAGAAAAAAGTCTAACCACGTTGATAAAAGTAACACTGCAAATTCATTTACAGCATTGTCAAAATTTTTCCCTCAAATTAATCAGTCGATAACATTTGATCATGATCGCCTTTCGGCGATGACTTTTACAAAAAACTCAGTCAACTGGAGATGGTAAGTTAATATGGATAAAGATACCTTCATTGCTCAGGAAATATTTCCCAAGAATCTAGACGCAGGAAAAGTTAGAAGACCTAGACTTAATGTAAAATCAGTATCGGTAGATACTTCATCTCGTAAAACAAGGCTTACACTTTGCATTTTAGGCAGTTGGGCCATTTATATGCCACCATATAATATAGCTCGATTGTCTGCTTTAACAAGAGAAGCAGGATATTATACAAGAGTTTTTGACTTTAATGTAGAATCCCATTATGATTTAAAAGACGCTAATGAAAATTTATCTGATGCATGGAATGGAGCAAACTATTTTTGGTGGCAAAATCCGGAGTATTATTCAAGAATTCATCCAACTTACGAACCAATTTTAAAAACCTATATTGATCAAATTTTAGAGGAAGAATCAGATATAATAGGGTTTAGTACATACTACACTAATATCTTGCCCACAAAATGGGTGATTAATGAAATTAAAAAAAGAAAACCAAATGTTACAATTATCTTAGGCGGACCTGAATGCCATGAAGGATATTTTAAAAAACCAGATAATGTTGATTATTACTTTGTCGGGGAAAGCGAACAAAATATCTTAGATTTTCTAAACAACTGGGAAAATGGTATCAAACCAAAAACTGAAAACATCGGTAGTTTATATAGTGATACAAGGATAGACATCGATAGCCTACCCTACCCTGATTACAGTGATTTTGATTTAACAAAGTACTGGGGTAAAAATAGTATTTGTGCAGAAATAAGTAGAGGATGTGTAGCCAAATGCACATATTGCACTGAAGTATACTATTGGAAATTTAGAGACAGAGGTGCCCATACTGTAGTCGATGAAATTGAATATCAGGTTAAGAAATATGACATTAGATTTATTCAGTTTGTTGATAGCCTAATGAATGGTAACCTTAAAGAATTTAGAAAGTTTTGTCAAGAGATTGTTGATAGAAAGTTGAATATTCAATGGTGGGGCTATGCTCGAGCAGATGGCAGAATGGATTTAAATTTATATCAACTTATGGCCGATGCTGGTGCTCAGGGATTTAACTACGGTTTTGAATCAGGCAGCGATAAAGTTTTAAAAGCTATCAATAAAAAAAATACAGTAGCAGAAATAAATCAAAACATAATAGACAGTCATGCTGTTGGAATGAAAGTAAGCGCATGTTGGGTAATTGGAGCTCCAGGCGAAGACATTGAAGCATTCAATCACAGTTTTAATCTTTTATGGAATCACAGAACAAGAATTTATGCAGTTAGCCCAGGTCCCGGTCTTGGAGATAACTTTGGATCTGCATATGATGATAGAGAAAAATTTGATATTAACCCTCGGAATAAGCCATGGCTAGGAGGATGGTACACTAATGACTTAACCAATACAAAACTTCATAGATTTATAAGAATTAAGCTAATGCATATTTGGTTACACCTTTGCAGAGAATTTAACGGAACTCTACAAAATGTGCATAAGATCGGAAACATTACAGATCATTTTACTGTTAACTTTTCCAACGATTTAATTGCAGAAGAAATTGAATATGAAACATTTGATTTCAATATCATACAATCACCCCTCGGTGATTTTGCCAATTCGGTGATGAATGAAGTTTTTAACCTTCTAAGGATTCTGTATAGAGTTAAGGGCGGATATGAAATTACTATTAACTTTAATGAAGACTTGGATCATAAGGATTTTATATTTGCTATAGTTCCTAATACAATGGAATACACTGCTAAAATAAACTTTAAGATAGATGATAACGGGAACTACGTAGTGGACAGTTATTATAAATTTGTTAATAAGTTTAAAAATGTTATCAAGACAGACGGGTTCACTCACCATTATACTTCACAAGGACAGTGGACTGATGGTAAAAAAGTTCGACCTAAAAAAACTATCTTTATAAAACAAGAACAACAAATAGAAAAAAGCGTATTAACCTTTAATGGTTGTTTCTCTGGATTGGGCATTAAGGATCGCTTGCTACTACATAAATTAGTAAGTCGTCTCCCAAGTAATAGTAAAGTTTTAGAAAGTTATGGCGATATGGGCGGTAGAGCATCTATCTTTTCAAGCTCCCCTAATGTCGATAAGGTTTTTACTTTTATTAACTTTAAAGATTATAACTTTAATCAAGAATTTAATAATCTTCAATCTTGGTTGCCTTATCAAATCTCTGATATTTGTAGAGAACAAGGGTTAGATAACTCTGTAGGTGAGTCATTTTTAGATGATTTAAAATTAACCCTTAAAAATAACATTACCAGTAGTTCGCTAGTAGAAAAGATTATTAAACACACAGAAAAGGTATCAATTAATCATACAGTTAATGAATCTTATAATGTGTTATTTCTTAACACATATTACAGTTCCTATATCAAAAAAGAATATATATCTAACCTTGAGGTAGGAGGATTTTTCATTGTTTACCCAGTTATAAATTTTGAAGAACTAATGAATCAATTTAGTATAAATCACGAACATTATTCTAAAATAGCCTCTGAAGAATCTATAGAAATTTATAAAAAGTTACTCTAAGTATTTCCTCTCTAAAATAAAATCGCTTAACCGTTTTGACAAATTTTCTGTACAGTTTTTGTTAGGATGTCTATTTTCCGGTCTAATCACCCATTCGTCAAAATCATATATCGACTCGCAATATCGAGTCCAAGAATCACTACAAAAAGGCAAATCTGTATCTCTATCAAAAAATACAAACCAGTTATCTTTATCTATAAATTCCGGTCTAAGATTATGAAAATTTAATGTTGATATAGGTATAGGCTGTCGAGTATAAAACATTTTAGATTTGATTATGCCGATTTTGTCCGGCCTAAAGAAAAATTGATCCTTTGATCCTAAGCTACGATAAAAAGTATAAGTCATATCATTAGATTTAAGAAAACTTTCTAACATTATTACATTCTTATAGTAACTTAGATACCAATCATTATCAGTATTCTCAATTATACCACCTAAAATCCTATTTTTCCATCTTGACCAGTTACCCTGTTTTTCTGTATAATGAGAATAATTACAATTATCCCAGTAATAGTCTAACCATAGTGCCTTTCTTTCTAATATTGTCCATCCTATTACTACATGGTAGTCTTTTCTTTCATTTACTGGAATGGTATTAACATAGTTTATAGTCCCTAAAGCTATTCCGTCGTTAGAATTACCGTCAATAGCTAAATCAATAACTTGAGTTTCGAGCATTCTTGATAACATCGACCCTTGATTATGATTTTTTCTCCACACGGTTCTATAATATGTTATCAAGTGTTTCTTTTCTGTACCTCCGTACCTTTCAGAAAATGTCATAAAATCTTCATTTTCAAGGCCTTTTTCTTCGCAAAATTCTTTCCATACAATTTCGTCTCCTGCGATCCAACTACATCCATTTAAAATAATCTTTTTCATACTTTTTGAATCCTAATTACTTTTTCTCTTTCTAATTGTTTATTATACCAGTTAGTGATTTGATTATTTAAAAAATGATCTAGCTTTTTCCAGTTACCCCAAGCAACATGATTCTCATAATCCAGTGGTTTAAGTCTATCTACCTCTGGTTGTAGAGCATCAATAATTTCTTTTAACTTTTCACTAGACCAACTCCATAAACTTAAATGCTCAGGATGATGTATGGTATTATACCAAAGATGGACTAAATGTTTATTCGTAAATTCTACAAATTTGGGCATTTCCCACCAGTTGTCCCTCATAGGATTTACCATTACACTAAGGCCACGATTGTTTTTTTGACAATATTCTTTGAATATCAAAAAGTTTTCCATTAGATCATCAAAATTTCCGTTAATACGAACAGCTTCATAAATTTCTTTAGTAAGACTATCAATACTTATGTTCAAGTGTAGATTACATTTTTCTAATATTGCTTTAACCTGTTTATTATAAACAGTGCCATTTGTAGCAATATTAATTTTTAACTCCGGTTTCATCTCTGCAACTAGCATACAAATGTCTAAAACAATTTTTTGAGCAAAAGGTTCTCCGCCGTTAAACCTAAGTTCTTCCAAATGAGGAATAAATTCTTTTAATTGCTCTATAAAAGAATTATCATACATCATTGGCAAGGGGGGAAGTTTATCTCTATTTTTCCTGATACCAGAACTAAGCCGGCCTTCACACATTACACATTCTAAATTACACTGATTGCTTAATTCTAATTCTAACAAAGTAGGGTATTTTTTAATAGAAAACCCATCATAGGCTAATGCTAGAGGCCATGTATCTGCTTCAATTTTTTGCTTACAAATCCTACATTGGTCTTCAAATATACCGTTTTCTAAATTCTTTCTAATAGTAGAAAATTCATTTCCGAACCATATGTCTTTCATTGACCTAGATGAGCTGTATTGATCAACATGCCCTACTAACAACCAACATGGTGCTACTCTTCCCTCTGTATCAAAATACATATTATTATGTGCAGCAATGCAAGGACTAATAGTATTAATAGTTCTTGACTTATCAAATTCTTGCCTTTTCAAGTTATATTCTTTTAGTTGTGTATCAGTTAGCTTGTTCATCTAAGTTTCCATATAACTTCGCCCCATTCTCCAAACACTGTCCTAAAATTTTGTTCTCTCCATTTATCTATTACAATCGTCTTGTTGATAAAATCAAAGACCATGCCGTCTCTATCTTGAGGCAAATTTAAAAAATTTTTAATTTTTTCAAACTTACGATTTTGTAACTTATGATTTAAGATGTGCTTGACTTCATTAGGTAAATTTTTTATGCTAAAAGCCGGATCATAATGTAAAATATTAAAATAAGTAAAAATACCCAAAGGCTCGCTCCACTCTAAGTATTCATTTAGATAATAAACATTATAATTACTCACTGTAGGACATAATGTCAAAAATATATTTTTATTATTTGCCCGTAGGGTTATAAACTTTTGTAAATTTTCTTGAACAACTTTCCATTCTGCAGGATATCTTTCATACTCAAATCTACCGTGCAAATCATCTATAGAAAGACAAATAGTAACTTCTTTAAATTTTGTAAGACAATCTATAAATTTTTTGTTATATAAAGTAGCATTTGTGTTCAATAGTATTGTTATATAAGAAGATCTTCCTGCATCAATTAAGAGCTCTAAAACTTTTATATTCTCTGGAGATGCCATAGGTTCTCCTCCAGTAATTTCTAAATGTATTAAATTATTAGCCCATTCTTTAATTACATCTTCATTTTCAGTACCTAAAATTTTATTAGATAACCAATAAGAGCTATCTTCTATTTTTATATTAAGTCTTTCTTGATATTCTTTTAAGTATGTAGAAGATGCTTGTGTTCCGCAAATTCGACATTTTAAATTACAAACATTATTCAATTTTAGATCTAATGCTTTTGGCCCATAGCTTGTAATAGGATTAAATTCTAAGCTAGTTAGATCAATTTTTTTATCTTTAGCGAATTGAACTCTAAAACTTGCCATTCCTGCAGATTCTTCGTCCCAGCAACTTTTACACTCAGTTGGTTTTTTTCCTTCAAGAAATGCTTGGCGTAACTCTTGATATCGTCGATCATTCCATAAAACATCTAAACTTCCTTCTTTCATATTAGGAAGTTGATATTCATTATTCAAACTTGGTTGCGCAAACTTACAGCAAGGTCTAAGAGATCCATTAACATCTGTGGATAAGTTTATCCAAGGTAATGCACAAAAAGTTTCAGGTAGGCTATTCATATCTTAATAAAATATTTTTTGTAATCGTCCAATTTAGGATTTACAAATTTATCAAAAGAAAAATTAAAATTTCCAGATTCAATCCATTCTTCAATTAGATTCGCTAGTATAATATTGTTTTCATTGTTTATATGATTATATCTGTTGTCAATAAATTTATGCATATTATGAATATCTTCATTTAACAACTTTTTATAAAAATCATAATCTTTTCTAGATATCTTTAAAAGATCTTTTATATCTAACACTAAAATATTTGGCTGACTAGATAAAAAATTAATAATTAAATCTCGATAATCATTTGCTTCTTCGTCATTATAAATGTATTCAAAATAAAGTTTTACGGCCTCATAAACTCCAATTTTTTTCATATACTGGCTAATTTGTTCTGTAATAGTACTCCAAGAAGTAAGGTATAGGAAATTTTTTTCTTCTTTAGGATCTCTAATTGTTATTCGTTGAGCCGAAGTTACTACAAAAATAATTTTATCGTATAGTTGAGAATATTGTTTAAACAAGTTATAAGAATAGTATACTGATGATCCAGATGCCCCATAATTGGTAATATTGTAGTTTCGATCTCTAAGAACAGAGCTCCACGATCGTCCATTATCGTTTATTTCAGGTAACCGCGAACTGTTCTCATCTGCATAACTGCAACCAAATATTCCTATTTTCATATTTTTTTTAAAATATCCTTTGGAAAATATATTTCAGCATCCTCTGATCTTGGTAAAGGAAAATCTTTAACATTTAAACTGAATTCGTTTGTTTCTATCCATTTTTGAATTTGATCTGCAACATATACATTTGCTTGCTCACTTAGATGATTATACCTATTGTCATTCATCATAGATATTTTATTTAAAAAGGTCTCTTGAAAAAAATTATATTCTTTTTGTGCAATAAACCCTAAAGCTTCGTTTACATCTATCACTAATGTATTCTTATATGTTCGTAATTTTTCTAAAATCAATTCTCGATAATGGTCATATTCTATTGGGTTGAAAATATTTTCGAAATAGAATTTTGCAATTACATAACCTACCTTATGTTGTGCCTCCTTATAATTTACGGTCCAATGAGGATGCTTTTGATTTTGAGGTAAGTAAAGCCTAGCCGTTGTTGTTACTATTATAATATTCTTTTCAAATTCATGATAATGTTTTAAAAAATTTTGATAGCTAAAAAATACAGAACTAGCACTTTTTCCAAAGTTTGTTACATCATGATTATAATTTTCTCTTAACAGACGAGCCCATGGCTTAGAGGATTTTTGATGCATTTCAGGTAACGGCGAACTGTTCTCATCTGCATAACTGCAACCAAATATTCCTATTTTCATTTATACCCTTTCAACAAATTATAAAATTCAGAAAAGATATTTTCGAATGACTCATTCCTATATCCGTCGTGGATTTCAGTTTTCTTCCAAAATGTTTCTAATAATTGGGAATTGTATTTAGTATTATACATAAATTTTATAATATTATCAATCTGTAATGAATCTTGCCTAATTATATCTGTATCTATAGTTAGTAATTTATCTCGAATAATATCTTTAATGCTAGTAGGTAAAATTGTTATTGCATAGTGATATGGATAATGAACCATATTTAATGTTATTTTAATTCCTAAATTACGAATTTCGTCAAAGAATTCTTTAAGATAAAAAACATTTAACACTCCAACTGTAACATAGATCCTAAGATCTAAATTGACTCCATGCTTTTTACCATATTCTCTAAACATTTGCATATTGTGTAAAGATTCTTCCCACTTTGCATTTTTACGCTGATATTCAAATCTAGCACCGCAATCATCTACACTAAAATTTATAATTACTTCTTTGAACAATTTCCACAACTCAAAAAACTTTTCTTTAAGCACTGTAGAATTTGTATTATAGTACAATCCTGTATTTGATGTCTTTCCGTAATCATGGATTATTTGAAGAATTTCATCATGCTCTTGTTGCATTAAAGGTTCGCCGCCATAAAATTCTAAAAAATCTATAGTAGGAGCCCACTTCTTTAAAATTCCTTTGTTTTCAATATTTGCTGAAAACTTTTCTTTTGAATTACCTACAAAAGAATCAGCTGCACCCATGTCAAGAACTTGTAAATCTTTAATTTCTTTAATCCATTGGCTGCTTAAAAAGGGTGTGCATATTCTGCATTTTAAATTACATAAATTACTTAACTTTAAATCTAAAGTCTTAGGATAAAGTCTAGGAATATGATGATAAAATGTAGCATAAGGATGTTCCTTTCCACCATTTTCCCGTTGCAACCTCATACTTTTAATACCAGCTGCCTCCTCATCCCAACATGCTTTACAACCACTTGGACGCTCGTTATTTAAAAACTCTGATCTTAATTTTTGAAACTCTTCTTGCTCCCATAATTCTTCAATATTAACATCAGGTAGTTTAGGAACATCCTGTTGCCAACTAGCATCACCGACCTTGTACTTACAACAGGGTCTAGCACGACCGTCGGGGTCTAATTGAAAATGCGTAAAAGGATACAAACAAAAATTATCTGGAACTTGTTTTCTTAATTTGTCTGTATAATCTTCTTCATGAAGAAATGTTTTTTGCCCATAATATTTAGAGCTTTTGATTATATTTATTATGTCATAACCATAGTTGTCATCTAGATATTTTGACGTGTACCACACATAAGAATGTTTCCCGTCATCGTTTTCTTTAAAGGGTACAAAAACTTTTTTATTAAACATAGGTTTTACACAGGTTATGAAAATTCTCGTATTCAGGAAAAGTTTCTACAAAATTTAATTTTCTACGTTCATCAAAGGTATTAAACCAAGAAACAAACTTCTTCCTATCAGAAATTCGTATTTGTTTATTATTCCTTATACTATTTGCTAAATTTTGTAAAAACAGTATGTACTGATCCCATCGACCGTAATAATCGCTAACATCAGGCATAATATCTGCCCTTTGTTGCATATATGCCACTGTATCATCAATATACTTGGCAAAATCAGTAGTTAAAATAAATGGGCTTTGATGGCTTGGATAATTTACTACAGCTTGTTTTAAGGCCACAGGTCTTTTATATTTTTGATATAATTCCTCTGTAAATTTAATAAAATCAATTGTTGTTGCAATACTTAATGCATTTATACTAGAAATAAAACCAAATTCAAAGTTATATTTGCTACCTAATATTTTCTCTAAATTGTTATTGAATCTGTCCCAATCTAGGCCATTCCTTATATATTCTGCTCTTTTACCAACAGCTTCCATACTACCTAGTATTTCTACATCAAAATGCTCTGTCAATTTTGGAAGATATTCTAAAAATTTATTAATATAATTAGGAGGTGTATTAAGATTAGTAACTATCCAGAAAGTCATCTTCTTTTTTCTATTATTCTTTATAGGCTCAATAGCTGCAATTGATTTTTCTATAAATTTATAAAACTCAGGCATAATTAAAGGTTCGCCACCAATTGCTCCGATCCTTCCTAATTGAAGTTTTACTGTATCAAACCATTTCCAATAATATTCGTCAAACTTGTCACTAGCTTTAGGAAACTCTCTGTCGTATTGTTGTTGAGTAATTTCACCATATTTTATACGCTCAGTAGCCCATTGTGTGCTATAAATGTGATTACAATACATACATTTCATATCACAAGTATTACCAAGGCTCACTTCAAGCATATAAGGGAAATCACTTTTTAATGCTCTGTGACTAGGAGAATCAATCTTTGACATTTCTAATCTTAAGGCGTCATCTGAATATGATTGATTGTCAGAAATAACTTTGATCTTTTGTAATTGATACCAAAACTTATCGGGATCGTGTCGAGGGCTACTCATTCCAGTATCTTCTAAGCCCCAACAGCTTTTGCAATCGTCATGCCTTCTGCCTTGCACAAGATCTAGACGAGACTGTAGCATTTGAGGGTTATTTAAAAAAGCATCTGTTCCTAACTTATCTATTAAATCATCTGAGATTGGTTTGCTAGGAGTTCTACAGCAACTTCTAAACTCACCACGTTCCATATGAAATATAGGATAATTCCATTTTAAATCACAAATAGTGTTAAATGGATCAGTCATGTTATTTGTGTCCACAATGGGAATTATCTTTTGTTTCATTGAACCTTTTCCTTGGTGCTCATTATATCAAAATTACAATGACACATTTTTTTAGTACAAACTACTGGATCAACTGGTAAGCCTAAGTTAGCATCTTCTATGTGCCCTATCTTCCCACCTTCTTTGCACCATCCTCTAAATATAGAGCCATCCATATCTACAATCAATTGTTCTATACCGGCATAACATCTCCATCCACTCCAGTCATTTGCTTTATCGCTAATAAATCTATGAGCGCTTGAAACTACTGACTGTCCATCAGCGGTTACCATTTTCATTGCGCCTCTATAATAATCAAAACTCTTGGTAAATTTTATATGCCTAGTTATTAATTCGTGTTGTTTAGTAAAAAGCTTTCTCTGGAAATCATTATAATCAAACAAAACTTCACCAAAATCATGTATTAAAGGCTGTAGTGCAATAGATAAATTTCCTAAATTTTTAACCTTGTTAGCAAATGCATAACAGTTATCAAATTTTTCTGGACTCATCATTATATTCACATGAGTTCTAACATCATTGTGTAAAACTCTAATTACATTTAAAAAATGTTCTTCGTCAGCGAACTCTGGATGATAACTTAAACAAACATGATCAAAATATTGTTTATTTTCTTCCCACCATCTTATGGTTCTAGAACCATTGCTAATAAGGCCAACTTTAATTTCCATTTCTGTACAAAATTGACAGATTTCAATAAAGTTTTTGTAAAGTGTAACTTCGCCGCCAGTAAATTCAAAATATATATTTTTGTGAAAGTAATGATTTTTTACTCTAGTTATAAATTTTTTTATAACTTGTGGGTCGGGCCAACGCTTACTACCATCGTGTAGAGCAGCTGGACAATAACTACACTCATAATTACAAGTATTACCTAGACACCAATTTACAACAAACCAGTCGTTGTGGGAAGGATTAGAATGTTCTAATTTTATATAATTATATTGCTCAGTCATTTTCTATTAAATCTACTCTATTATGAGTTCGATAAACCTTTTTAAAAAATTTTGATTGATTGCTATCAAAAGTAACTATATCCAATTCTAAATTATTTCTTAATTCGGATTCATAAAAAGATAATCTAGAATTTACTATTGTAAAATCTGCACCTTCTACGTTTTCTTTCCAATAATTAGTTAAGTAATCAAAATCTCTGACATTACGATAATCCCAATCAGTTAGATTAGTCATATAACAACCCTGCCTTGCTCCCAACATTGCCCATATACCATTAGCAACATCAGTACCAATATTACACCAAATTAATAACCTATGAAGATTTTTCCAATGTACTCCTTCTTTTACACTTACTTTTGTTAGCTTGGCACCTCTGTCTAGACTCATTTTAACACCTTCACGAAATCCGGCACGCCATGCCTGAAAAGGAGTAGCATTGTTATATACATCACTATAACAGTCATTCATCTGTATATACTTATTATCCCAACAAAAATCTACTTGGCCTACTTTATCAGACGGATCACTATTTTCATGTGTACGCATATTCATTACAAAATCTACAGTCCAACATTTTAACCCACCATTACCGTACATTAGACCGTTTATTACATTGTATCCGCTCCAACTGATAACACTGTTTTCTAAAGTAGGATATTTGTTTATATCTATTTCTACATTTAAGAAACTTTCTTTTATAATATTATCACCATCTACTGTGGTGAATCTAGGTGTTTCACTTAATTTTGCGCAAGCTTTATGAGCAGCATCGCTACCTTTAACACCATGGACACGTTTGGCCCATGGCACTTTAGTTAATAAGTCTGCATAATTTTTTTCAGCATTTGGTTCATCATAACTGAGATAGATAATATCATAGTCAATTGGTCTAAAAAGTTTATTCACAGCTTGGTCTTAATATACTGATACTTAGTAAAAATTTTTCTAGTAAATATGCTAACCTTAGTTTCATTATAATCTATAGAATCAAAGGGCATAATATGATAAAAGTTATCTACTAGGTCTTTAATAGGAATCATCATAGTTTTGTATAAAATATTAGGATCATTATAGGCTGTAATATAAAAATGAAATTCTTTATCAAAATACAAATGCTTTGATTTAAGACTAATAGCCAGTGACCCATTCATATAAATTTTCCAGCACGTTTCAGTATAATCTTGGACAATGGTTATATCATTAAAAGGATCATATTGTAAAGGATAAGAGGTATCTACAATAGCAGGTAATTGGAAAATTATTTCATCAATGCTTTGGAATGTGTCTTCTTCGTCATCTTTTTTAATAAAAACAAAATCTTTATCATCTGGAGAGAAAATTATTTTATAATTTTCAACATGATCCTTGCCTTCTAATATATCTTTTACTTGATTAAAGTGTACTAATACATAAGGCATGTTTAGTTCTTGACCATTTGAGATACTTTTAATTATACCTGTATCTGTATCATAATACACATGCCTAAATTCGTCGATAACAGAATTTCTCGAATTAAATTTTTCAAGTTCTTCATCAGTAATATCCCATTCAACTTGTAGCATTAACTTATTCCTAAACTTTTTTCTAACTGATTAATCATTATGTCATTTAAAAAACTATATTCTGTATAATGAAAAACTCCGTATTGTTGATAATTACCAATTTTTAATTCACAATTTTGATTAAAGTAGGATCCTACTGAGTCTTGCCAAGACTCAGTTGCTGTTTCCCAACCTTGAATATAAGATTTCATATGTGTAAATGTTACCAATGAACCTTGATGCGATATATTATTTTCACAATTTAAAATTTTTGCTGCTAAACTTACAGATACATCCATGCTAGGAACCTTAGGGTAATTTTGGCTAACAAACTCTCCATAAAAAAGCTGCCAGTTATTATTAATATCTTCTACCCATTGAAAGAATTCTTTAGCAAAATCAGACTTTTTAAAATACATTAATCCTGAATAAAAATCAGGTAAATTATTTGAATCAAAAGCTTTTCTATAATAGCGTCCAGTAACCGTATTAGATCTATAATCTTTAACAGTACTGGTTACGAATACATCATATTTTTCCAGATAGAGCCACCAATGATCTAAATTTGAAAGAACTAGCATATCTGCATCTAGTACAAAAGTTTCTTCATAAGGGCTGCAATGATATAACTTCCATCTGTCTTCAGTTTTATATGTAGTTGAAACTGTATTTGAGAAATCTCTCCAAGGAACAGGTATTACATTATCAAAAACTAAATTATATTTTTGAGGCAATTGATTATCAGTAACAATGCTAATGCTTGCATTAGACATTTGTTTTTTAATACTTAAAGCTAATGCATAGGCACACTTAGTGTATTTTTTAATAGCAGCATCTTGTGCAAAAATTAAATAACCTTTATTCATTAATATTTTCTCTAATTACTCTAGAAACACTAAATTTATTCATAACATGAACACTAATATCTTTAGTCTTCATAAAGGTATATTCTCCTTTATATTTTTCTTTTTCAACTAAAAATGTTAAAGTAGTATCATTATGCTTTAACAATACGTCCTTATCTATTGTATAATACAGCATTCCTGGAAGATTATGTGTCCATAATCCTTTTTGATAACCATTCATTATATGAATTGCTATGCTAAAAGCATAATCATTACGATAAAGACTATGTTGAATTTGATAGACATATCTATAATAATTGTAATTATCTTGTATATGCCCTAACAAATTAAAAAAAGTTTCTGTATTAGAATTTTTTTCAAAATAAAATACAGTAGCCCAATAAAAATCGATAGATTTGTCACTTAAACTATGTAACCTTGGATCATACCTAAATCCACATAGATCTACACCCTCTTTGCTTATTAAAAAATCATGCTCTTGTTTCCAACAATAATTTAATAAGCTATTGTTTATCAAATAATCACAATCAATCACTAGAGTTTTATCGAACGGACTTAATTCAAAACTTTTAACTCTGATATCATTTTTAAATTTTAACCGTTTATGAGTCATAGCACCGTCAAAATATCTGCGATATTGAGGAGAAGCGTCATAAACTAATTCTCGTTCTTTAGTATCTTCCCAAAGATCATTTCTAATATAACCTTTATAGATTTTAGCATCATCATAATCTGTATTAGCTTGCCATAGTACTCTATTAAAAAGTAAAACGTCACCTTTATTAAAAATATTAATTTTAATTAGATCCTTAACATTTTCTAGTAAAATAACATATTTTGAATTATCAAACTCATTGCTTTCTTGATAATCTTCTTTGCATCGATATAACGTGTTTTTATACCAGACATGTTGGCCAGCAAGATAAGGTAAATTAGGATACCACTTATCTATATCAATGCCTTGATAAACACGACTTAAATTATCAGTATTATAACTAGCAATGATTTGATCAATTTCTAAACCATAGGTAAGTTTAGACTGCCATAAAGATCGTTCATGCAAAACTATATCGCCTGTCTCAATTCTTTTTAAATTAGCATTAGATAAATCTTTAACATTTTCTAATAATACAGTATATTTGTCTTTAGAAAATTTATCATCCTCAATGTATCCAACTTCACATCTATATAAAACATCATCATACCAGACATGTTGGCCAGCAAGATAAGGTAAATTAGGATACCACTTATCTATATCAATGCCTTGATAAACCCTTGAATAATTATCTAAATTATGATTAAGATCCTCACTACTAATTTCTTCACCTGTGATTAAGTTTAAAGTTTCTGGCCCTGGAAATTTTTTAACCCATATGCTATTGTTATAATACACCTTGTCACCGACTGCAAATTCATAGTATGGAGTCCAATTAGATATATTTGATTCATATACTACCTTAATTACTATATCAACAAAATCTTTATAGTTTGGATATTGATGTTTCATCCAATCGTAACTATCGGTAACAAGGGCAACTTCTTTACCTAGATGTTGTTTAACTAATCGAGCAGAATTTAAAGCTAGCTCTACATAATCAAGCTGCTCATTATTAAGAGCGTAAATCAGCACCCCTTGGCTCATTTAACCAGCGCCTCTACTGATCTATTCTTTTTTAAATTTTGATATTCTAGATAATAACTATTACTTGCTAGAAAATATTGATCTATAATATCTGACAAAAATTGATTTAAATCACTTACACGAATCGGTAACTCATTATCATCAATCACAACAACGTCAGTAGTATTTTCCAAATCAACTAACGCTTTAACAAAAGTAATTAATTCTTTAGTAATTGTAAATGTACCACCACTTTGATAATAAACACAATCGCTTCGATATTTTTCTTTAAGGCTTCTTTTTTGATTATTGAGTGTAACCATAAAATTGGCAAACTCTAATGCCTTTTCTAGACGTTCGTCCATAAAACCTCCAATAGCTAATTTAATTATCTATTCAGAGATAATAAAGAAAAATTTATGGGCCTGATATAGTTGTTACGTTCGGATCGCCAACAGATATTACGCCGTTAGCTCTAAATGTACTTATTTTGCTAGTAGTAGTTCCATCTACGTTTTCATCAATATTCCCTGAAGCACCATCGTCATTAAATTGAATAGTAAGTGTTAATGTCGAAGCAGTTCCGCCGCTATTATTAGCTACATCACATCTAGCAAAAATTGTTATATCATTACCAGAATATGTCCCTGTATCAATTGCTGTAAAAATTTGTTGATTTGATGAGGTCATATCATACCAACCAATATTAGATCCAGTGCCTCCACTGGCAGTGGTGCTGGTGTAATTAAATTTTACTAGATTTGCAAAACTATTAAAAAGTGCATACCAGCGTCCTCCTTTAGTAGTGCTACTAGTATACCCCGACTGACTAGGGGAAATCCTTATTTCGCCGCCTGCATTAAAGAAATGTCTAGCAGCATTATTACTAGCAAAACCCACACTTACTATATGTGTTCTTGTGCCGTTCCAATTTGTAAATGTTGGACTTATTTTATCTGTTAGGGACATTTGTGCAGCACTGGCATTGAATCTTGTTGATTGTAAATTTGAAGCTTGAGTTGAATAAGTTGTCCAATTTGATGCCAATATAATGCCTCCAGACGATATCGTTGGTGCAGAGCTTGCAGCATTAGTTTGATGTGTAGAAATTTTATCTAAATCACTTTTAAGATTTATTAGATGACTAGCAGCTACAGTATTCCCAGCAGCTACTTGAGCACTTGCTGGCGTTTGACCGTATCCATAAGTTGCATCAGGAGACCCGCTCGCGATGCCTCCCAAGACCCCAGCAACTACTGTTTGAATAGCATTATAGTCAGCTGCTGATATTAGATTTCCTTGACCGATTGGCATTATTTTTCCTTAAGCTATTTATAACACTATACATTCAACTAATTTAACACCATTATCATCATTTGTTTCTAATGATATAGCAAATACATCTGAAGAATGACTTCCTGCCATTACTGCACAACCATTATTACTAGCTATCAATCTATCTCCCTTTTTTACAAATCCTATTACTTTAACTGGCACACGACCTTTTAATGCTACAACTGTCCCGTTTTCTAACTCTGTATTCATTATAAATGCAGGATTTGCGCTAACTACACCAATTGCACGAGATCCCCATGTACTAGCAGTAACTTCTTTTTCACCGCCTACTTTTAACACAGTTCCTACGTCGTATTCTGCATCTGCAAGATATTTTTCAGCTAAGTCAGCATAGGTTGCTCGTAATTTACTTCCTGCACCTAAAGACCAATCACCTGTAATTGTGCCTGCCGTGCCTGACGCTCCTGTTGTCAATGTTGTACATTGTACACTTGTGCCTATTACATTCCCTGTTAGGTTAGCAGTTATCACGTTTGCACTAAAATTACCACTAGCATCTCTTGCTACAATTGTATCGGCTGTAGCTGCAACTGCTGAAGACCTGTAAGCAGTACCTACTAATAATGTATTGGCTTCTGTAGCTTTCCCCCTGAATACAGTTGAGTAAATATCACCATTAGCATCTCTTGCTACAATTGTATCGGCTGTAGCTGTAACAGCTGAAGACCTGTAAGCAGTACCTACTAATAATGTATTGGCTCCTGCTGCATTACCTGTAAATGAGTTAGCATCGACAATATTAAATTTTCGTGAAGAAGATCCTATATTGTTAACACCGGTCGTAGGAGCACCCGAAGGATCATAGCCAGGAAGAATGTCACTTCCACTTAATTCCATCGGAAATTTAGATCCATTAAATGTAGTTTGAAATCTAATTAGATCACTTACTCTATTCTTAACAGTAGGGACTGTTCCACCATCTATGTAAACAGCCAGATCCTCATCTGCTCCTACATGAAAACCAGCATCACTAAACTTTACTAAATTATTAAAATTTGCATTTACAGCACTTATAAA